AAGACTATTACAAGAAACTAAACCTAAATATTTTTTACTTGAAAATGTAAAAATGAAAAAAGAATACCAAAATATTATTAGTAACGAACTAGGGGTTGTACCTATTGAAATAAATAGTAGTTTAGTATCTGCACAAAATAGAATAAGGTTATATTGGTCTAATATTATAATTAAAAAACTAAACGATAAAAATATATATTTAGATAGTATACTAGAAAATATAAATATACCTAATGTAAGCGACTATAGCGTTAATAAATATGCATTTGTAAATACTAAGTATGTAGATCCGTATAATAAAAAAGAAATAAAAACTAATAAATCTACAACACTTAGACTAAATTCTTCAAATGGTAATATGTGGGTTAAAGTATCAGACAAACAATATAGACGTTTAACACCTATAGAATGTGAAAGGTTGCAGAATGTGCTAGATAACTACACAGAAGGTGTTAGTAACACACAAAGATATAAAATGCTTGGTAATGGTTGGACTGTAGACGTAATAAGTCATATATTTAATAACATTTTATAATATGAAAAAAACAAACAAAGTTAAAAATTACAAAGACTTACACCCTATAACAAAAGGGTACATATTTAAACGGTTACAATATGACGAAACAATACCACAAATTGCAAAACACTTTAACGTAAGTATAGACACAGTAAATAAAATTATAGAAGAACGAATTAAAAAATGAAATTAAAAACACAAAAAGAACTTAACCCTGTAGGTAAAGCACGTATATTAGTAGATACTTTAACAGAAGACGTTAGACTACAAAACAAACTATTAGAAATACTTACAAGGAATTTAACAGGTGAAGAAATAAATAAACTTTATGAAAGTAAAAGAATATGAAGTTATAGACATATTAAGGAGTGTAAAGAAAAACATACAACCTTGTGAGTATGAGTATAACAGGTTCGACGCAGAAGACAAAAAGAATATTTACGAAATAAAAGTAAGAAGTAAATTATTTAAAGATACGTTTATAGAGTTCGACAAGTACAGTTACAACACAATGTACGCGCAAGAGTTCGACAAAATATTTATATATGTTGTTAAAATGGAAAACACTATTTACTTATTTAATGTTAGTCTTTTATATATGAGGGGTTACAATTTTAACTGGGAACTTAAGAAACTAAATCGAAACACAGAATTTAACCAGACTGAGAAAATACAAAAGATAGTAGGATATATAAACACAGACGAAGCAATATACACAATAGACTGTTTATAACTATATAAAAAAATAGTAAAATAAAACTAAAATATTTATATTATTGAATTGTGAAAACTATAAGTAAATTAAAAAAAGATTTAGACAAGGTTTTTAGTCTATACATACGACTACGAAACGCAAGTAAAGACGGAATAGTTGAGTGTTGGACTTGTGGAAAAACAGCACACTATAAGAAAATGCACGCAGGGCACTTTATGAGTAGGAAACACCACGCTACAAGGTGGAACGAAGAAAACGTACAGGTACAATGTCCTAAGTGTAACCTATTCGGACAAGGTGAACAATATACATTTGGGAAACTATTAGACGTTAGGATAGGTGAAGGTAAGAGTGAAGAACTACAAGAACTAAGTAGAACTACTGTTAAGTATATGCGTTTTGAATATGAAGATATGATAAAACACTACAAAGAAAAAGTAAATGCTATTAAAACCGATTAGTATAAACTACCAACACGAAATAGCTTTACAAGTGTATTTAGATATGATAACTACAAGTATAAAAGACGTTACAAAAAACGAAGAAAAATACAATGACTTTATAGACGTAGCAAATATAATTATAGAACACCACAACAACTATAGAAAAGATGTATTAGTACTTGCAAACTATCAAGACTTTATAAGTCTAATACCTACACACTTCACAGCAATGTTAAACGGATATTTAACAGGAATAGAAAACGAAAATAATAAAAATTCTGTTAGATTATATAAACACTTACTAAGTGAAGAAGCATATAACTTTATAGATAAAGTACAACATATAGAAATTGAACAAGATATATAAAATATTAGCAGACCTAAGAAGTCACTTTGAGAAAATGACTTACGGACTTACTACCGACAAGAACGAAGTAGACGAAGTAGTACAGGAATTTTATTTATATATGTTACAGATGAACCCCGACACACTAAAAGGAATATACGACAAGGACGGTGAAAAAGGTTTAATAAGATACGGAGCAGTAGTAATACGTAGAAGTCTACAAAGTAAAAACAGTCCTTATTATTATAAGTATAAAAAATACTACACAAATATAGATAGTTCAAGTATTAACTGTACTTACGATATAACAGAAAACGGAGAACTAACAAACCCGAAGAACCTTTACAATATACCAAACGAAATAAACAACTATCAATATAAGAAGTTAGAAGAAATAGATAAACAGTTAGACAATATGTACTGGTACGATAGGGAACTATTTAAACTATACTATTACGAAGCAAATACTTTAGATAGTTTAGCAAAGAAAACAGGAATAAGTAGAAACAGTTTATTTACTACAATAGACAACGTAAGACAATTACTTAAAGAAAAGTTAAATGAATAGGTTCTTTGTAAATAAAGAAGTCTATAAAGAACGTCTAGACACTTGTAGAAGTTGTGAAGAATATTTTAAACCTACAGGATCTTGTAAAGTATGCGGTTGTTTTATGAGAATTAAAGCAAGTATGGGTGTTATGCAATGTCCTAACGAATATTGGTTAGCGACGCAAGAGTACGAAGCACCTAAAGAAATACCTACACACCTTAAAGACGAAATAAAGGAAGTATGGAAACTAATAGACAACGGACGAATAAAAGACACAAAGAGTAAACAAAGACTAATAGAACTATATAATACAATACACGATACTACATACAGCGTTAATACTAATTGTAGTAGTTGTTTAAAAAGTATGTATTTATTTATGCAAGACGTAATAACAAAGATATGAAGAAACGAAAATTAAATAGTAAGAACCCACGCTACAAAAAGAAAAAGGAAGTTAAAGAGTATAAAAGAGTATTAAAAAAAGTAGGTAAGAATTTTAAAATGTTTTTTTTATGGGAAATAAAATAAAAGGAAAAAGTAAACACTATTACGAGTTCGACAGGAACTTAGACAACGCTAAACAAAAGAATAAATTAAACCCTAAAATGTTATTGAGTAAAGAAGAACTAGGAATAGACGCAAGAGTACCAGAATACTACAAAGGGTTAAACGGTTACGAAGCTAGGAAGGTATGCGACAACTTTAATTTAAGTTATCATTTAGGAACAGCGGTTACTTATATATTAAGATCTTACCACAAACACGACACACCAATAGAATGTTTAAATAAGGCTATAGCACACTTACAATTTGAAATAGAAAAATATGAAGAACTGGAGAAAAGCAGGTAGGAAAACTAAAAAGTACTACTACAAAGAAAGTATAATAAAAAACGGTAAGGTAGTTTTACCAGAAATTATTACAGAAGACTACGGTTTCGAAATGCAGTTTGGTATAGAAGAAAAACATATAACAAAAGAAGAACAATACTTAAAATATAAAAGATGACAAACGCAATTATATTTGGTATAGGTTTTGTTTTAGGAATGTATATATTAACACAAATAGAAAAAAGGTTATGAAGTTTATTTGTAACGAATGTAATAACACGACAGACATATATAAAGTAAAGTTTACAGCAACTACAAACGGGTTAGTATGTAAAGACGCTATATGCTGTAACGTTTATATGGAACAAGTAAGAACAAAAGAATACGAAGGTATACCAGAAATAAAACGAAACGAAGAACATTGTAAAAGTAGTAACTACGTTAAAGGACTTATGAAAGGTGAATAGAACACACGCACAAAACAAATATTATTTTAAGTGTATAGTAATACCATTAGGTAACTACTTGGGTTACCATAAGTTCGAAATGCACGAAATACTAAAAGATCTGTTTATAGCAGATACAAGTAAAGAACTTAATACAAACGAATTTAAAGACTATTGCGAACAAATAAGGGTATGGAGTATGTCAGAGTTTAACTTTGTCTTAGAAGAACCCGAAACAAATAAATAAGACTTATTTATATTATATATTATATTGGTTAATCAATTTATTTCAATTATGGACAAAAGGAAAAACAACGGTGGTGCTAGAAAAGGATCAGGTCGTAAGAGTAAAGCAGAAGAACAGAAACTTATAGAACACTTAACACCTATGAACAGTAAAGCACTAGCAGCTTTAAAAAAGGGTTTAGACAACCAAGAACAGTGGAGTGTTAAATTATTCTTTGAGTACTTTTACGGTAAACCTCAACAAAGAGTAGACGTAACGACAAACGACGAAAGTTTGAATATGCCACTAATAAACTTTATAGACACTGAACCTAAATAGTAAATACAATAATCTATTTACATCTAATTGTAGATATTACATAGTTACAGGTGGTCGAGGTTCTGGTAAGTCTTTTGCAGTTACAGTATTCTTAACACTACTAACTATGTCTAAAGGTGTTAGGGTATTGTTTACTCGTTATACTATGATTAGTGCACACCTAAGTATTGTACCAGAGTTTTTAGAGAAAATCGGGTTATTAGGTTTTACGAGTATCTTTAATATTAACAAGTCCGAAGTAGTTAATACTAAAACAAACAGTGATATTATATTTAGAGGTATTAAGACTTCTTCAGGAAACCAGACAGCAAGTCTAAAGTCTTTACAAGGTATTAGTTGTTGGGTACTTGACGAAGCAGAAGAACTAATAGACGAAAACACTTTTGACACTATAGATCTATCAATAAGAGAAAAGGGAGTACAGAACAGAATAGTATTAATACTTAACCCTACAACAAAGGAACACTGGATATATAAAAGGTTCTTTGAAAACAAAGGTGTAGAAGCAGGGTTTAATGGTATTAAAGACGACATCTGTTATATACACTCAACATACTTAGATAACAAACACAACTTAAACGAAAGTTTTTTACAACGTATAGAAACAATACAAGAAAACAATATAAAGAAGTATAACCATAAAATACTTGGGGGTTGGTTAGATAAAGCAGAAGGTGTAGTATTTGAGAACTGGAGTATAGGAAGGTTTAACCCTAACGACTTACAAACGTCTTGTGGTATGGACTTCGGGTTTTCTGTCGATCCAGATACATTAATAGAAATAGCTATAGACAAAACGAAGAAGAAAATATACCTTAAAGAACATATATACAGAAACGGGTTAAAGTCACACGAGTTAGCAAAGATTGTATTAAACAAAGTAGGTAACAAACTAATAGTAGCAGATAGTGCAGAACCTAGACTAATAGAAGACCTTAGACATACGGGGGTTAATATAAGACCTGTAAAAAAAGGAACAATAGAAAGTGGTATTACACGAATGCAAGACTACGAACTAATAGTAGAACCTGACAGTATAAATATAGTTAAAGAATTAAACAACTATATATACGCAGACAAGGGTTCTAAGTTATACGTAGATAGTTTTAACCACGCTATAGACGCTATACGTTATAATGTTATTTACCATCTAGACAACCCTAACGCAGGTAAGTACTTTGTACAGTAAACTAAAAACAACAAATTTATATTATATACTATGAAAGTAAAACTATTGAACGGTAAGAAGAAGTTAAGTTTTAACATACCAGAAAGTTTTAACGAATTAAACTTAGGAAGGTATCAAAGACTTATGTCAGTTCTTAAAAAAGATGAGGACGTACACGATATTGAAAAGGTTATAAGAATACTTAATTGTATTACAGACATACCTAAAAGGCAGTTGTACGGTTTGGATATGAAAAGTATAGGTAAGTTAGGTAAACACTTAACTACGTTTTTAGAAACAGTACCTACAGACGAACTTAAACACTTTATAGAAATAGAAGGTGTTGAGTATGGTTTCCACCCGAAGTTAGTAGATATGACTTTAGGAGAATTTGTAGACTTAGAAACATATACAGAAAACTTAGAAGAAAATCTACATAACATTCTAAGTATCTTATACAGACCTGTTACAGCAAAGAAGGACGACAAGTATAGAATAGAAGACTACGAACCTAACGAAGAACGAGCAGATCTATTTAAAAAACATTTAAAGGTAGAAGACTTTAACGGTGCTTCGGTTTTTTTTTACGATTTAGGAACGCAACTTTTAATCAATTCGAAGAAGTCTTCAATAGAGAAACTGACGAAGAAGGATTTAGTCAAGACGGACTAGCTAAAAAGTGGGGATGGTACAACGCTATCTATATGTTAGCAAACGAAAACTTTTTAAACGTAGAACAAGTAGTAAAGAAACCAGCGTACGAATGTTTAACATTTATGAGTTATAAAAAAGACGTAAACCAAAAACTAGAAAATGAGTATAGACAGCATAAGATTTAAAAGTTACAATAACGTAATAGATACCTTAAAGTGTGTAGG